GACTTCTTCACGGATACTCATTTAACTCTTGGAGTGATGTAGTAACCTACGATCGTGAATTCGTGGAAGAGTGGTTAATTTCACCTCAAACCTCCCTTTACTACTCCTTACAAGTAATGGGCGACGTGCAAGATAAGACCGATGCGTATGCAGCATTAGATCAGGCAGAAGTCGATGATTATTTGCAGGACATTTTAAATGAACCAATTACCTGCGATTGTCAAGAATGAGAACACATCCTTATACAACACTATTAGAAAGAAAAAGAAAATGGACACCAGTCCAAGGAACAAAAGGCGTATGCCGTGAAGGGTCTGAAGAAACCATCAAGCGTGCTCTCGCAATACGTCATATGGAGTTACCAGTTGGAGAATTCATTACTGAAGCACTTGAAAAGGGTGTACCAGATAACGCCCGCAAACTCCTTGAATCAAATGTTAAAGACGAAACAAATCATGATCTCGCTCTCGGATACGTAGCAAACTCCGTTGGTGTAAATGAAAAAGCAGAAAAAGAAGCTCTTCTACTGCGACAAGCCTGGATAGATCATCCAGATCACACTGTCCTTAAAGCCCTTATAGCTGAACGTGCAATATTTTTCTGCCTTCTTCCCTTCTTTCGTTTTAACGGTGACGCTGCTACTCGTACTGTCAGCGCCGACATATCAAGAGATGAACAAATCCATGTTGCAAGCCATTCCCTTGTATGTCATGAGTTGGGTTTATCTCCTAGTCAATCTCTGGATAAACTTAGGAAAGCCACCATTAACTGGATTATGGAACCCCTAGGTATTAATACTGAGTGTAAATATTTAGACAAAAAATTCTGGCTGGATGTAAGCGATCGATTAATGTATGAAGGCAAAGCACCAGAATTAATCTCCACCAAGACGGCAAGAATGCCAGCATTTTTTGAACATGCAAACACCAATCTCCCTCAATACGCTTAAGCTACATAACGAACGACTGGATGAACTAATTAATAGACTTGATTCCCACTTCGGTTGGAACCCAGTTCATCCTAAAGAACCTATCGAGTCTATCATGTATCGTGCTGGTCAAGCCAGTGTCATTGATTATATTAAATCTATTATGGAGGATGAAATCTAATGTGTCTGTTTCAAAAACCACCAAGCCCGCCACCTCCACCACCACTACCGCCACCACCTCCTGCTCCAGCTCCGCCACCAGATCCTACACCTACACCTGAACCAATTGGAGAAGATGTGAATCCAGCGGTACGCAGAGCGAAGAGTAAGAAGGATGTGAACCCTCAACAGAAAGGTACTGGTGCTTTAAGAATACCTTTAAATCCAGTTAATACAGCTAGTAATCAACCAACTGGAGGTATTAATCCATGAGTGTACGTGAGAGATACAATCATTTAAGCAGTAATCGTTCCCAGTTCCTGGACACCGCTGTTGAATGTTCTAAACTCACGTTACCTTATTTAATACAGACTGACGATAACGCAAGACCTTCACATAGAAGATTTATAACTCCATGGCAAGCAGTTGGAGCTAAGATTGTAGTAACGCTGGCAGCAAAATTAATGCTGGCGTTACTGCCTCCTCAAACTACCTTCTTCAAACTGCAAATGAGAGAAGATAAACTTGGTGAAGATATACCCCCTGAAATTAGAAGTGAACTAGACCTATCATTCTCCAAGATGGAACGAATGATTATGGATTATATAGCTGCTGCTAATGATAGGGTTATCATTCACCAAGCTCTCAAGCACTTAATTGTAGGTGGTAATGCACTTATATTTATGGACAAGGATGGGTTAAAAAACTTCCCGTTGAATAGGTATGTAGTTAATCGTGATGGTAACGGTAACGTTTTAGAAATTATAACAAAGGAACTTATAAGTCGTAAAGTTTTGGGGTTCGAGCTGCCTCCTGCTAAGAAACTTGTTGATCAATCAACAGGTGCGACAGGCTCAGATGAGGATGACGTAGAAGTATACACATGCGTTAAGACGGATGAGAAGAGTGGGCGTTGGGTCTGGTATCAAGAGGCATTCGGTGAAATGATCCCTGGTACTAGAAGTACAGCTCCCAAGAATGCAAGTCCATGGCTACCCCTCAGATTTAATGTGGTGGATGGAGAGGATTACGGAAGAGGACGAGTCGAAGAATTCTTAGGCGATCTACGGTCACTCGAAGGACTCTCTCAGGCACTCGTAGAAGGCTCTGCAGCCGCTGCGAAAGTCGTGTTCCTTGTATCCCCTAGTTCAACCACTAAACCAAAGACTATAGCCGAAGCTGGTAACGGTGCTATCGTACAGGGAAGACCTGAAGATGTTGCTGTAATCCAGGTAGGTAAGACAGCTGATTTTGCAACAGCTGCTAATTTAGCTCAGAGTATTGAGAAAAGATTAAGTGAAGCATTTCTTGTAATGAATGTAAGGAATGCAGAAAGAGTGACCGCGGAAGAAGTCCGCCTCACACAAATGGAATTGGAACAACAACTCGGTGGCATATTCTCACTGTTAACTGTTGAATTTCTTATACCATATCTTAATAGAACTCTATTAGTTCTACAACGTAGTAATGAAATCCCTAAGATCCCTAAAGATTTAGTACGTCCGTCTATTGTGGCAGGTGTCAACGCTCTTGGCAGGGGTCAGGATAGAGAAAGTCTTACTGCATTTATCGGTACCATTGCACAGACACTTGGTCCTGAAGCATTGATGCAATACATTAATCCTTCAGAAGCTATCAAACGTCTTGCTGCAGCACAAGGTATTGATGTATTGAATCTTGTTAAGACTGATCAACAGATTGCTGAAGAAACACAGCAAGCACAACAAGCACAGCAGCAACAAGCTATGCTTGATCAAGCTGGGCAATTAGCTAATTCTCCGTTAATGGATCCACAAAAGAATCCAGGAATGATGGCTAATGTGACAGGTGAAGCCAACGCAGATCCAGCACAACCACCAATGGAAGATGAAACCGAACCACCAATTGAACAGTAATGGCAGAAACTTTAACAATCAACAACGATGCACAACCGGAAGGTTTAACTGAAGAAGAGCAATCTAATTTAGAACTAGGTACTGAGATTCAAGATCAGCAAGAACAATTACTTGCTGGTAAATATGAGAATGCAAAGGAACTAGAGAAGGCATACGTTGAACTTCAAAAAAAATTAGGTGAAGATGGCAAAGACGAAGATAAAACTGAAGCTGAAAAAGAAGAAGTGTTGCCAGAAGAATCTGAAGAAAGTTCTGAAGAGTCTTCTACAGCAACTACCTTAATCAACGAAGCTTCTACTGAATATTATGCTAATGACGGTAAGTTATCTAAGGAAACTATTGCTAAGTTTTCTGAGATGAGTAGCCAAGATATAGTCAGTGCTTACCTGGAACTTCAGAAGAGTAACCCACAACCTCAACAGCAAGAAGCTGAAGTCGTTGATTTATCTGCAGCTGATATTAATAGTATCCAAAACTCTGTAGGTGGTCAAACCCAATACCAAAACATGGTTGATTGGGCATCTACTAATATGGATAATAGTGAAGTAGAAGCCTTTGATAGCATAGTTAGTTCTGGTGATCCTGCTGCAGTTAAGTTAGCTGTAGCTGGTATCAAAGCAAAGTATGATGATGCAAATGGTATGGAAGGTAAACTACTAACAGGCAAAGCTCCTAAATCTTCACGTGACGTCTTTAGAAGTCAAGCTGAATTAGTTGCAGCTATGTCTAAACCTGAATATGATAGCGACCCTGCTTATAGGGCAGACGTTATTGAAAAACTCGATCGTTCTGACATCAATTTTTAATTATGAGCGGCTCGGATAGTCGAATCCAGTAGAAGCAACAGGCAACCGCGTCCGTTCGGGGCAATCTTTGATTGCTTTGCATGAAACCACATCATGGAACGGGGGTGTGGTACTATGGAGAAAGACGATGCAAAAAAAGCAAGTCACCCTAAAGTATCGCGGCGTGCCTTACACAAGAACACGTTAAACACTTTTTTAAATGAAAACACTAGCACTCGCACTAGCCTCCACCGTCGTTGCTCTTCCGGCTTCCGCCGGAGTCTACGTGAACGTGGAGAACAATGCAGGTTATACAGGGTCTGATTATACAGGCGCTGTAACCGATTTCCATGTAGGTTACGAAAATGGAAATGAAACCTTTGATTGGTATGTACAAGGTGGTCCCGCTGTTGTAGCAACAGATGGCGCTGACTCAGACACCAGAGTTTCTGGTAAAGTAGGAGCCAACATCGCAGCTACAGAGAAGCTTGGATTCTATGGTGAAGTCTCAGTACTAACTGCTGATGCAGATACTGATGATGACAACACTTGGGGTACCAAAATAGGTGCTAAATTCAGCTTCTAATAAAGTATCTTGAATCCCCATGGGTAGCACCTATGCTACTCCTGGGGTTCTTTATTTTTATAGAGGTCTACACATGTATGAACATGAACACTGTAGATCCTGCCCAATATGTGAAACATCGGAGGAATACTAATGGCAGACAAACGACCCGCTAGACGGGCAGAAGCTGTAGCAGCTGCTGAAGCCGCTGAAGTTGCAGCTCAAAAGAAAGTAGCAGAATCTAAGAAGAAGAAGGCGTCAGAATAATGGCGCAACAAAGTAACAAAGTAACAGCTTCAGTGACTTGGATGAGTCCTGAGCCTGATATCAAAGATCCACTTGACACACTTCCTAGTGATAAACAACCACCAGGAGTGGATGAGGATGATGATATGCCTCAATCATTAGAAGAAGCTTTATTAGGTTAAGTTATTATGCCCACCCAATATAAAGTAATTGACAAGGCGATGGACATAGGTCCATTCACTACAATAAGAGATCTTTGTAGATTCAAACCTTTGAATGATGAACCTGTTGTAGAGTTTACTTTATCAGATTATGTGTCAGGTACTGAAAAAAATCCTGATGACTTAGAGTTGTGGTATGGTGTACATGCATTATACAACGCACATCCAGGTCGTAATTCTGTGCTATCTATGTATACACAGTATATAGCACCATCTATTGTTGATTATTTACAGAAAGTTGATTCATTAAAAACCTTACTTAGGATGAGAGTTAATTTCTTCCCATATACTAAGGAAGTATATGAACATGAACAACATACAGATCATGAATTCAGCTGCAAAGGTGCTTTATTATATTTAAATACTTGCAATGGGTTTACAAGATTAGAGGATGGGACTAAAATAGATAGTGTTGAAAATAGAATACTATTGTTTGATCCCCATACACTACATAATTCTACTACAACTTCGAATGCTAAAGGTAGGTTCAATATTAATTGTACTTATTTTTAATAGGGAGAGAGGCACCTCAGAGTCGGACCTCTCTTTCATTGGCTTTTGCCCGTGGAGTCTATTCTAAGGGATAGAACGATCGGATACCTTGAGCCGTCTAGACGGTGGGAGAGACCACAAAAAACGCGCAAAAAATTTCAGCTGAGAACGTTAATATAAACTTTATTCCATAACAATGGCACAGCAGAATGCTAATGCCAATTCCAATCCTAATTTTTTAGGTAGAATTGGTGATACTGGAACGTATAACGCATCCAATAACAGAGATTTATATCTCAAAATTTTCAGTGGGGAGTTATTCAAAGGCTTCCAACATGAATCAATAGCACGTGACCTTGTTACTAAGCGTACCCTTAAGAACGGCAAATCATTGCAGTTCATCTACACGGGTCGCACAAAAGCCGAGTACCACACACCTGGTCAGGCTATATTAGGTAACACGGACAACGCGCCTCCAGTAGCAGAGAAGACCGTTACGGTTGACGATCTACTTATCAGTTCAGCTTTCGTATATGAATTAGATGAGACCCTGGCTCACTATGAGTTAAGGGGAGAGATCTCTCGTAAGATCGGTTATGCTCTAGCTCAAACATATGATAGAAAGATTTTCCGTTCTATCACTAGAGGTGCTCGTGCAGCTAGCCCAATTAGTAAGTCTAGCTTCGTAGAACCAGGTGGGTCACAGATCCGCGTTGGTACAACTGCGCAGGCTAACAATGCTTACGACTCAGATAAGCTCGTGGACGCATTCTATGATGCCGCGGCTGCTTTAGATGAGAAGGGTATTTCGGGTGAAGGGCGTGTAGCCGTATTGAACCCAAGACAATATTACACTTTGATACAAAACGTATCAGGTAATGGTCTAATCAACCGTGACGTACAAGGTACAGCCTTGCAGTCTGGTAAAGGTATTATTGAAATTGCAGGTATCACTATCTACAAATCAATGAACATACCGTTCTTCGGAAACTTTGGTACTAAGCTCGGAGGCACTGCAGGTGCTGAAGATCCTGGTGAAACCTCACCTGGTAACACTGGTACCTTCGTTGGCGAAGATATGCTCGACGACGAAGCAGTTGCAACTACTGCATATGGTTCACGTAATGACTACGGTACTGATGAAAGATTCGCTCACTCTTGCGGATTGATCTTCCAGCGTGAAGGCGCAGCTGTAGTTGAAGCAATTGGTCCTCAAGTTCAAGTAACTTCAGGTGATGTATCCGTGATTTACCAGGGAGACGTCATTCTAGGACGCTTGGCAATGGGCAGTGACTATCTAAATCCTGCTGCTTGTGTTGAACTCATAGCTGGTGCAGCTCCTGCAAACAGTACCGAGAAAACCGACGGCTGGTAGTATATATTTTATTCACATAAGGGGGGTTCTCACGACCCCCTTTTTTTTATTCATATTTCTTTATGGCTACCTCGACAATTGACACCGATACCGAACTATCCGCAGTGAACTCAATTTTGGGTAGCATCGGTCAATCTCCATCCACAGCAACATCTATTGATTTCACTAACCCAGAAATATCTTATATCTATAACATTTTAACTGAAGTTAACAAAGATGTACAGAATGAAGGTTGGCATTTCAACACAGAATATCACGTAGCTGTCGCACCTGACAGTTCTAAAAATATAAAGCTACCTGTACAAACTTTACGTTACACATTACATGACGGACACGTTGATAAGACTAGGGATCTCGTCGTCAGAGATGGGAAATTATATGATTTGGTTGAACATACTTATGAGTTCGATGAAACAATATACTTAGATGTAGTATCCCTTTATAAATTTAACGATCTACCTAATATATTTCAAAGGTATATAACTTATAGAGCTGCGGTTAGAGCTGCAACTCAGTTAGTTTCTAACCCACAATTGGTACAACTTTTACAAACGGACGAAGCAAAAGGAAGAGCTGCTTGTATAGAGTACGAATGTGATATGGGTAACCATTCTTTCTTTGGTGTCCCTCATGAAAGTGCATATCAAGCATACCAACCGTACAGATCATTGAGGCGTTAAATGGCAACAATTACACAAACAATACCTACATATACTGGCGGGATTTCTCAACAGCCTGATGAGCTTAAAGTACCAGGTCAGTTAAATGAAGCAAAAAATGTTTTACCAGATGTCACCCACGGTTTAGTTAAAAGACCAGGCGCTAAATTAATTAAGTCTTTAAGTGACGGTACTAATAATTCTTATGCAACAGGTCAATGGTTTCATTACTATAGAGATGAGAACGAACAATATATAGGACAAATCATACGTAGAACTGGACATGCTGATGATGGTAAGGTTCGTATGTGGTCTTGCTTAGATGGGTCTGAAAAAACTGTTGCTGTAGGTTCATCTGCTACTAAACCAGGTGGTGGTTCGATCACACCTGTTGAATATTTAAAACACACTGCTGATCATGATATCCAAACACTAACATTAAACGATCATACATATATGTGTAATCGTAATGTTACAGTGGAGATGGATAATGCGACAAGTAATGTTAATGCTTGGCAAGAAACTGCTAGACCACCTGAAGCATTTATAGAATTAAAAAATGTAGCATACTCTAAACAGTATGCTCTTAATTTATATGCAGGTACTAGTGAACGTAATGCTTATTGTGCAACTAGAGTTTCGTGTGATCGAGTTCTAGACACTAGTAATACGTGTCAACACCAAGCTATTGTACAAAATGATACATGGTACCCACCAGAAGGAATTGAACCTGGTACAATGGATGGTACGACACGTACTGGTACTGGTAATAATGAAGGATGGACTAAATCATGTGGAAGTGGTGGTGTTTATAATTATAAAGGTGACTTAGTACTGGATCAACATTTGTTATGTGTTGGTGTTGATACATTTCAAGTTACTCCAGGAAGAGCGTATGAAAAAAGATCTAATTCTAATGGCGTAGAAGATTTTTATTATTACTACAGAGATAATCAAAAACGAGCCGATAATGAAGTTCATAGATTATACTTTAATGAAAACCAGACATGGTTAACTGGTCATAAATATAAATTAACTAATACAGCTACTAGTGTGTCTGTTGAATGGACTGCAGGTAGTGGTACAGGTCTCGGTGAACAAGCTGAAAAAATTTTCGAGGGCTGGGAAGCTCATAGTAATTGGGGAACCTTAACTACTGATTATGACATACTTCGGAGAGGGTATACTAACAATAGTCCTTGGAGTGCAGCTGATAGTAGAACTGTTCAAAAGACTGGATTAGATCTTGTTTTCAGATCTAAAACAAACTCTAATGTATATGGTAGTGGTCGTTGGAAAGTTGAAGTACTAAATGGTAGTACTGTAGTCAGAACTTTTACTAGTACTATTTGGGCAAACCGTACTATTGAATCTAATACGAATCCTATACCTAAACACCTTGCTGTTAAAATAGAAACTACAGGACAAACAACTGTTGTTGAAACTTCTAGTTACTCCGGTAAATATACAACGCAAAGTAATTTATTATTTGGAGGTAACGGATGGAAAGTAGGTGATTATTTCTACGTATGGATGACGGCTGGTAAATATAAAATCACTGTTGAAGATGAAAGTATATCAAAAGTTAAAGCTGATTTAGGTTTAATACGACCGAAACCTACGCCTTTTACAGGTGAAACTGTAACTACTCCTGATAGTATTTTAGGTGATATAAGGCAAGCTATTGTAGATGCTACAACCGAAACAGGTGGGGCAATAGGTTGGGTAGACTCACACATAACACAAATTGGTAATGGTCTTTATATTACACGACCATTAACTGGTGGTAGTTTCAATGGTACTTTTAACGTTAGCACACCTAACAGTGAATTACTAAATGTCTTTACAGATAAAGTTGGTGATGTAGCAGACTTACCGAAAGAATGTAAACATGGTTATGTATTAAAAGTTTCCAATAGTGACTCAGCTACTGAAGACGATTACTATGTAAAATTCTTTGGTCATAATGATAGAGACGGTCCTGGTGTATGGGAAGAGTGTGTTAAACCTGGTGCTGCGATTCGCTATGCTAAAGGTACTATGCCTGTTGATTTAATTCGAACAGCAGATGGTAACTTTAGATTAACATTTTTAGATGGTACAGATTATACGATTAGTAGTGTAACTTATACAACGGAAGCTTGGGAGCCTGCTTTAGTAGGTGATACAGATCCAGAAGGTGAAGCTACGAACCCTTGGGCAAGCTTTGTTGGTAAAAAAATTACACAAATGCTATTCTTTAGAAATAGGTTGTGTTTGTTTGCTGACGAAAACGTTATAATGTCTCAGCCTGGAGACTTCTTTAATTTCTGGGGTAAATCTGCAATAGCAGTTTCGCCTGTTGATGTGATAGATATATCAGCGAGCTCAGAATACCCAGCAATTATCTACGATGGTATACAGGTTGGTAGTGGTCTTGTTCTATTTACTAAAAATCAACAATTCTTATTAACAACAGATAGTGATGTACTAAGTTCACAGACTGCTAAGATTAATGCATTAAGTACTTACAACTTTAACAATAAAACTAGTCCTATTAATTTAGGTACTTCACTTGGATTCTTAGATAATGCTGGTAAATTTTCACGTTTCTTAGAAATGACTACGGTCCAAAGAGACGGTGATCCACAAGTCTTAGATCAAAGCAAAGTTGTTGGTGATTTATTTGCTAAAGATTTAAGAGTCATATCTAATTCCAGGGAAAATTCAGTTGTATTCTTTAGTAAAGATTTAGATACAACTTTATATGGATATCGATACCATAACTTAGTAGATAAACGCTTACAGCAAGCATGGTTCACTTGGGAATTTGATAGTAAAATACGATATCATTGTGTCTTAGATGACTCATTATATATGGTATTACAGACTAAAGATTCTCCACAAACTGATATGTTAGTGAGAATAGATCTAAAGTTAACTGATACCTCTGATACTGTTAGTGATTTAAACGAAACGGTTGGACCTACTTTAACAGCTGATGATACTTTATATAGAATCCATTTAGATCATAGTACAGTATGTACCACAGCAGCAAATACATTAACATATAACGCAACCACTAATAAAACTACATTCACATTACCTAGTAATTATCCTGTAGTAGCTGGTGGTCAGTTAGCGGTATATGTTCTTGAGAATAATGCTTCAGGTGCGGATAACACATTCCAAGGAATGACCGCGAACGCATCTCTGTCAGGTACTACTGTCACTTTAGATAATAATTGGAAAACATATATTAATACTAGTGGTACTACAGTCACACCCGCATATAGTTGGGTGTTAGGTTATCTTTATGAAATGAAAGTTGAATTCCCAACGATTCATTATCAAAAAGCTGCTGCAGCTGGTGATAAATATCGATCTGAAACACAAGGTTCTTTAACAGTACATCGTGCAAAGTTAAGTCTTGGTGATTCTGGTTTATATAAAACAACTTTAAAGAGAACAGGTAAAACAGATTTTGTTCAAACTATAGAACCTACAATAGCTGATGCTTATGATGCTAATCAAATATCACTTACTCAAGAATCAACTAAAGTAATACCTATCTATGAGCGTAACACTAACGCAACATTAATTTTAGAATCCACACACGCTTCACCAGCGACATTATATTCAATGACATGGGAAGGCGATTACACCAACAAATTCTACAGACGTGTCTAATTACATTCACCCCATTACGATGGAGGCAGCTCTCGAAGTTGCCTCTAATCTACGTGACGATGACCGACGAGAGGTCGAAGAAGGTCATGGCGTAGATCCACTTATTTATCTAACTACTGTAGCAAAAGAATACTCAGGCGACTGTGTATGGTTTGAAGTGCCTAACGGCAAGACTGCCGGGATGGCTGGCGTCAGTAATGATAATGACTCTGTTTGGATGCTTTGTACGAATGCGATACATGAGTATCCAATTACTTTTGCTAGAGAAGCCAAGCGGTTTATTGAACGCCAACCTAATAAACTTCTTTGGAATATAGTAGATAAACGTAATACAATCCATTTGAAATTATTAAAATTTCTAGGGTTCAAGTTTTTAAGAGAACTTAAATACGGACCCAATAACTTATCCTTTATCGAGTTTTGCCGTGTGCGCACCAGTAATGGCAGGGTTGAGTTTGGCTCAAGGAGTAATGGGCGGAATGGCAGGAGCCGCTCAAGCTAGAGCCAGCAACAAAGCTGCAATGAGACAATATAAGCATCAACTAAAAGTTCGTGAACGTAATTGGTTTCAAGAGCTTAGTATTTGGGGTGCTAAACGTAATAAATATAAGAAAGATCTTAATGAAAATGATCTTGCTGCAAAGAGAGGCTACACTCAAGCACAAGTAGGTCTTAATGAAGTATACGCTTCAACTCTACAAAGCAATGAAAAAGCTCTTATTGAATTCATGTCTAAGCATGGTAAGATGGGCGCTGCAGGTAGAACTGGTAGACGTGTACAACGAATGGAATTAGGTGAAATAGCTGCTTTAGAACGTCATGCAGGACGTGCTCGGTATGCAGTTACTCAATCTAGAGAGAAATTCAAAGCAAATGTTGAAAATATAAGATTACAACAACTTAGCAGTCGTAGTCAATTATTTGGTAAGGTTGCATTTGAACCTGTACCAGATGTTGCACCACCACCTCCAGTACTACAAAGTACTTCAGCCCCATTAATGATGGGTATTATGAGTGGCGTTATGAATGCTGCAATGGGACTAGCAAGTGCACCTAAAGGTCCAGGTGATATGAAGGGAATGTTTGGTGATTATTCTGGCATCCAAGGAAGTATGACAAGTAGTCCGTGGGCTTCACCAATTTCAGGAAGTAGTTCATTTACTGGCTTTAATCCAGGCTCTAGTTTACCTAGCTTTAGTGGTATGGGTAGTTATTTTACACCTTCACCTATTCAATGGAACAAACCTTTAATAGGGGATTTTGGATTAGGATCTAATGCTTTTGCTTAATTAATTATGGTACAAATTAAACCTTTTCAAGGGGGCGAATTTAATCAAGTCCAAACCACTGATTACGTCCCAGAATTACAGCGCGGTTATGAAAAATATAACCGTAGCGTTGATAGAGCCGAAGGATTTGCTCGGCAAAATGATGACCGACTAATTAAAATGGCAGGTCAGAGTTGGGAAGCATTAGCTGAACTCTCAGGCAGCTTACAGAAATTTGTTGGTGAAAAAGTTAAAGAAAAACAAGCAGCTGATATGGCTAAAGGGTTTAATGATTACCATATTCATGGTATGAGACCTTCAACCATAGAAGCCTTTAAAGCTGAAGAAAAAAGAATAGAGGACGAAGATACAGATTTAAGTAAAATAATTGTAGATATGGATAACGAACCAGAAAGTAATATTTTTGTTACTGAACGGATGTATAAAACCTGGTCAGCTTCTAGGCAATTAGGTTTTGTTAAAGCGTGGTCCCAACAACAATTAACTGATTATAATCCAGGATTAATACCTGAAATACAAAATGCTCTTGACCCAGCTCAACGTAATGCTGCTTTAACTGCTTATAGGCAGAAATTTTATGAACGTTTTGAGGGAATGAATCCTGCTTTAGTTCATGAATATGTTATCAAAGCGGCACGTGAGAAAGATAAAACGGCATATAATTCATGGTATACTAAAGTTAAAGAAACTACTGAAGCTGCACGTACCGAAGAAGCTTCAATTAAATTAGATAATTCTCTTCAAAGAGGTGATGGTGAAGCTGTTCTAGCTGCTATTAGTACACAAGAATGGAGAATGGGTGGTATTGATAAAGCTAGAGAGTGGGCAGATAAGCGTGTACTAGCTTTAATTAAAGGTAATGCACTTGGTCCAGATGGTAAAGCTAATTCTAGAGATACCTTAGAAGACATAATTACTACTGAATTCAAAGGAAGAGATGGTGGTACACATACTTTAGAATCTCTTTGGCCTGGTTTAGCTAAAAAGTGGCACAAGCAGATGATTACCACTATGAAAGGTGACTTTGAAGATGCGGAAGCTGTAAAAGAAGTTGCAGCTAAAACTATGGAGCAACGTCAACTTACAATACTTCAAGATCATCTTGATAAAAACGGTACGCTTCCTGATAAGCTTATAGATGAATCTATAGCAGCAATAAACGAAACACATGGCTGGTATGATCCTGCAAAATTAAAAAAGATGAAGCAACAATCTAGTTTAACTGCAGTTCAGCTTAGGAAATCTGAAAAAGAATTAGAGAAATTAGTTAAAACTGGTGGGTTAACAGAAGACAAGCTTGCTGAATTTCCTTACCAATTACAGCGTAAATGGGTAGATGTCGCGCGTCTACAAACTACAGCTGCTACTACTACTAATACTCATACAAAAATTATAGCTGCTATGATTAAAAGTAAGGATAAATTAATCCCTGGTGGTGATAGTAGTGGGTCCGGTGTAGCATTAGAAGCTCTGATGAGAGCTAAATATCACACTCTAATTGATGAGGGTCTGGATGCAGAAGCTGCATTTAACAAAGTTAGAACAGATTTAGAAATACAGTTCGAAAAGAAAGGTTTTATAACGAAAGATGGTTTTGATGTATTTCCTCCAAAAACAGATGTAGCACGTCGAGTTAATAATCATACAAAAGAGATGGGACGTAGAACCAAACTTCTTGATACTCAAGGTGAGGCAGTTATTAATACACCAGGCGCTATTTATGATAAAACTGAACTTACAGCAATGGAAAGTCAGTTTGGTCCTAATTTCAGACCTTCTAAAGAATTACTGTGGTGGACTGAAAAAACAGGTGTAAATCCATTAGTTATAATTAATGGTCAACGTAAAGCACTGGATATGGACCCATTGGAAGATTTACCATCGTTTAAATTTTTAGATGAGAATTATGGTAAGAGTACTATGCAGAAATTATGTAGTCAAAACCTTGGTACAAACGCTACATGTTCAGAATTAGGGAAAGTTGCGGTAGATAAGACTAGTATTTTTAACGCTACTCCTGAGTTTGTTCAATCTATCAGAGATGCTACTGATGCTACTGATCCTGTTGGTTCCGTAACTAAAACTATACATAAAACAACACCTAACAAAGTTCTGGCAGCTCTAGAAATGAGTCTGCTGAATCCTACTATATTTGAAGGAGATCCGAATGAGGATGGTGCAGATATATTTAATAAATTAAGTGATGATGAGAAAAAAACCTACCATGCAATTACGTATAAATATGCTGAAACTTCGGAAGAACAAGAAGAAGCTTTAAATAATTTATTAAGAGATCGCTTTACAACTCCAGATGATATCGGAACAGCAGGGTTCCCACAAGCTCCTGTAGAAGAAGTACAAACCGAAGAACCACCAACACCTACTAAAACTAAAACTAAAAAACCTATGACTTTTACCTGGGCTAATGATGCCGATAAAGGTAGAAAAGAAGGTGAAGTATTTACTGTAAATGGTATAAAATATAAAATGGTTAAACGAGGTGGAAGTGGTACTCGCAAGCATTTAGGACGTCAACGTGTTTAAACATTAACATAAAAAAACTATGGAAGCAGGTAATTTACTTGATCAGTTATATGACGGTAATCCGGAACTTGAAGAAGATGTTAAAGAACAATTACTGAATGATCAAAACATTCGGGAAATTGAAAATCAACTTCTACAACGAGCCGCAGAACAAGAGCAGCTGCAACAACAACAACAGCAGCCACAACAACCAGCTCAACCTTCTACCGCACAACCTGATCAACAAGCTCCACCTACGGGTGAGGCAGAATCTCCTACCTTGATGGATCGTGTAGATCAACAAGCTCAGAGTAATGTAGAAACAGCTGAATTACTTCTATCTCCTTTTGCAGGTGTTGCAGATTGGGGTGTGGGAGTACTGAATAAAATATCACCCAACGGAAGGAACCATGAAGCATTTCCATCAATGGTTAATGAGGATGGTTCGTTAAAACAACTACCTAAATTTCAAACTGACTCAGCCCAAGCTGTCCGGGATATATCCTCAGTTGTATTACCAACAATTTGGTTAACTTGGAGGCTTAAAGGGCTCGGAGGTATTGCTCATAAAAAGGTAGGCTGGTCCTTAGGAAACGATGCAGCTTTTAAATGGTTCGCTACTACAGGTTTAGCAGCTGGTTCTGGTGTTGCTGTAGATGAAACGGCACCAATACAGGAAAGAGACCACAATGCTGCAGCTATGCTGAAAAGCACTTGGCCAGTAACCTGGGGTTGGATACCTGATAATTGGGCAACATTAGATGCTGATAGTCCAGATATTAAAAGACAAAAGAATAGGAATGAAGGACTTGCTGTTGGTATCTTCTCTGACGTTCTCTTAGGAGCTGGTAAATTATTCAGAAATCTAAAGAAAGTTAGACAAGCAACTCAATGGGTACCTGAGAATGAAAAAGCAAAGAATTTTGTTAAAACTCTAGAACCTGAAAAGTTAGATAATGATGATTTAGCTAATGAAGTTTTAAACTCTGCTAAAAAACGTGAAGATGATTTAAATGAACTTGGACAATTTAATGATTCTAGAAATGTAGATCCTACTCAACCTGTTTTCGGTAAACATGATATCTATGATCCTGAAGAATCAGGACTTAGAGCTGCTGATAGAGGAGGTATAACCTCTGCAGGTGTAGATGCTGTACGAATAGAGAAAAATATAGATACTGTACACGGACGTGTTGGTAGTGTATTCTCTGAATCTGCTTTAAAAGAAGGTTTAGAAACTGATGCTGCTGGTAGAAAACTAATTAAAGGTTTATCTAAACAATTAAACGATACTAAAGTTGGTTGGAAAGGTAGTAATGGTCAGTATGTAAGCCATAAACAAGTGATGCAAACTGGTGATAAACTAGCAGCTGATCTAATGGATATGGATGTTTCTGACATGAAGAAAGTCCTATCTAAATTATCTGGTATTGATACTGATACTGGTGCTAGAGTCCTTAAATCCGAAGCATATGCTGGTGTCTTTAAGGCTATAAGAAACTACATGGAAGAATTTGCTAGCCTCAAAGAAGGTAGAGCGAAAGGTATTGTAGGTACATCTTTAGCAGGTCAAGTATCAGATATGGCAGAAGGTGCTAGATTACTAGATGGTACTAATACGTTAGCAAGAGCTCAAGAACAAATCTTAGATCGACTTGAATATCTAATGACTATTAAAGGTCAAACCTCTTATGCTAGAGGTAGGGCTTTAAATATGTTGAATCTATGGAATAGAGCATCTAAGAAAACAGTTAATAGTACTGATGCTTTAGCAGCAATTAAAACAGAAAAGAATGCCACACTTAAAGCTTTAGAACGTATTGCATCTGATTCTAAAAACACAATGGATACGTTAAGAGCTGTTAAAGCTGAGCGTCCTGATATGTTAGGACCATTGATGTTAGCTTATGAACATACAGATGGTAAAGTTGCAACTATTTCAGCATTAAATAACTATGTAAGAAACTCCACTGGTGTTATAAGGAAGGCAGTTGTAGATAATGCACCTGAAATGCCTTCAGCTTGGATGCAAGGTGCCTGGTCTAATATTTATAATTCAGTACTTTCTTCAGTTGGTACGCCACTTAAAGCTGGTTTATCAAACTTTGTGCTAATGGTAGAAAGACCAATAGCTACATTCGCTGGGGCATTAATACATAAAGATATGGCAACACTAAGAAAAGCCTCCTTTATGTATACTGGTATGGGTGATACTTTGCAAAAAGCTTACTCTCATATGAATCAAGTCTATAAAAGAGCAGCTAGAGATCCTAATTCTGTAGGGTATATCATGAGAGATGATATTGCACGTAAGAATGAAGATCAAATAACTCTTCTTAGATCTTTTGGTGACGCTGCTGAAAAGGAAGGTAACTTTGGTCCATCTGCTTTAGTCAATCAAATAGAAGCAATGAACGACTTAGCAGAACATCCTCTATTAAGATTCAGTGCTAATGCTATGACCGCATTTGACGGATTTACTAGATCATTTATTGCTAATATTGAAGCACGTGGTAGAGCATATGACTTATTTACGAATGCTGGAGAAGCTATACAAGAGACTAATCTGAAGAAAATATCTGATGGTGTCTATGATGAAATGTTTAATAGCCAAGGCTTTATAAATGATGACGCAGTCGAATACGCAAGTAGAGAGATTGCAATGAACCTTGACAATAAAGCTGTTGATGCTTTAAGTGTCTTCATTAAAAAAGTTCCAGCATTAAAACCTTTCTTAATGTTCCCTAAAACTACAATGAATTTGTTAGCTTTTAGTGGATCACATAGCCCAATAGGTGTATTTTGGAATGATGTAAATGCTTTTAAACTACCATTTGAACAGATGGATCAACTTGAAGTTGAGAAATTACTAAGTTCACGTGGTATACCATTAGATGATAATATGGTATCAGCTTATAGTACAATAAGAGCTGAATTAAAAGGTCGTAAAGCTATTGGTACATTATCCGTATTAGGTGCGGTAGCACTATTTACAAGTGATCGTATAACGGGTAACGGTATTTACGATAAAACTAGGCAGAAAACAAGAAGAGAATTAGGTTGGACTCCTAGATCTTATAAAGGTTGGGACGGTAAATGGTATAGTTATGAAGGTCTCGGTGCTATCAGTGATTGGTTAGCTTTAACTACTGATGTTATGGATAACTTCGATACGTTAGATGAACCATCATTAGAAACTCATCTAAATAAAATGGGTTTTCTCTTAAGTGCTAACCTAACTAATAAGTCATTTACAGCTGGTTTAGAACCATTAAATGATGTATTAGCTGGTAATCCTGCAGCATTATCCCGTTGGAGTGCTAGTTTTACTAGTGCATTAGCTCCAGGAAGTGGATTTAGAAATGAATTTGCACGCTTAATGACACCACAACTTAAAGAAGTTGAACAAGATTTCTTCCAATTATTAGCTAATCGTAACCCTATAACCAAAGGTGGTTTATCAGATGCTCATGACTGGATGGATGGTGGTTTAATACGCGAACCTTTGAATTTTGCAACTAGAGTTTGGAATACTTATTCACCAATATGGAAAATTAGTGATAAGATTAGTCCTGAAAAACAATTCTTAATTGATATTGAATGGAATGGTAGACCCTCACTTAGCACTAATGGTAAGGGTGTTGAATACTCAAACGCTGAACGCAGTCAAATCACTGAATTATTAGGTAAAGATAAGGTCTTTGCTGAAGAAGTTAGGCGGATTATGCGTAGTACTGATGGTAAGAAATTCCGTGACGCCTATAAAAATGCACGTGATAAAGGTGTTTATTTAAATAGAGAAGACTTTGATAATGTTCATTACTTACTAGATCGGGCATTGAGTAATGCTCAACGCTGGGCAGAGTCTAGAATAGGGCATAGAGAACAAGTCAGGCAAAAAGAATTCATAGATAAACAGACAAAAAATAAATCTAGAAAAGGTGATGTAGAAGGTATTCTACAATTAACTAATTACTATAACAATCAAATTCTACCCTAAAATTTAAGAACTCATGAAAACTTAACCTTCTAAAACAATGGCGGTAACGCAAAATACACATAATGGTAATGGTTCTACTCAAAACTTTGAATATACTTTCCAAGTTTTACAAGATTCTGACGTTAAAGCAGAAGTAGATGGAGCTCTTACTACAGCATTCACCCTTTTAACTAGTCCAACAAGAGTTAGTTTTACTACAGCCCCTGCTAGTGGTACTAATAATGTACGCCTTTTCAGAGACACAGCTGTAGATGCTGCTAAATACATCTTCCAACCTGGCTCTTCGATTAAAGCATCTGACTTAAACGCAAACTTAGAGCAATGTCTCTTTGCTGCTCAAGAAGAGCAGGGAGCTATGATTGGTACAGCTAGAATAGTAGATAGTGCTGTAACATCAGCTAAAATTAAAAATGGGACAATTGTTGATGCTGATGTCAGTTCAACAGCAGAAATTGCCGTAAGTAAATTAGCTGATGGTTCAGCAAGGCAAGTACTACAGACAGCATCGAATGGATCTGATGTAGAATGGACTAGTAATGTTGATGTTCCTGGTACATTAGACGTTACCTCATCAGCAACATTTGATAGTAATGTTACTATATCTGGTAATACAACTGTTGGTGGTACTTTAGGAATTACTGGTACTACAACTGCGGCGGCTATCAATGCAAGCGGGGCAGTTGGTGTAGATGGTAACTTTGATGTAAATACTAATAAATTTACAGTTGCAGCTGCTACAGGTAATACAGTAATTGCAGGTAACTTAGATGTTACTGGTACATTTGGTGTTACTGGTACTTCTAGCTATACAGGACAACAAACTGTTCCTGGTGGAGCGTTAGTAAAAGATATAAGAGTTGGTCTTGATGGTGATAATGAAGTTAGTACAGCAAGCGGTAGTTTAGTCTTAGACTCAGCTAGTGGTACTGTACAAGTAACAGATCACTTCAATGTAACAGGTAATGCTGATGTTGATTCTAATTTAAATGTAGATGGTACATTAACTGTTGATGGAGTATCTACTTTAACAGGTGCTGTAAGTGCTCCTGCTGGAGTTACAGGCGCTTTAACAGGTAATGTGACAGGTAACGTAACTGGTAATGTAACAGGCAATGTAACTGGTAATGTAACTGGTAATGTAACTGGAAACCTTACAGGAGATGTAACAGGAGATGTAACAGGTGATGTAACTGGTGACTTAACAGGAGATGTAACTGGTAATGCTGATACAGCGACAGTTTTAGCAGCTGCAGCCACAATTACAGCCTCTGAACAAGCCGCACATACCGTAAACGATACTACATATTTCACTACATCAGCAGCAGAAGCTAGATATTTCAACCAAAGTACTTCTGAAACCATTAAAGATGGTGACGCATTCCCTGATAACGATACAACTATCGCTACTACAGCAGCTATCAATGACAGGATTATTGACTTAGTTGATGATGTAGGTGGTTTTGTACCTATAGCAAATGAATTAGCTTTTCCTAATGCTAATCCTGATATTAATGATGGAACAGGTACTCTTGTTAGTATCAAGACTTTATCTACAAACTATACCTCAAGTGGTAGTGGTGTTATATCAGTCTCTAATGGTACTGTAGGTAACTCTACTGTTACTATTAATGGTGCTGAAAATAGTACTACTTATAGTTCTGGTTATGGTATGATTGTAGAAACAACTTCTACTCTTAATACTTATACCTTCCA